CCCGTGCATCTGCGTCTTGTTGTGCCCGAAACGCTGCGAGCGTTGATTCTTGATGTGCGAGGTAGCGGTTCTGATCGGGGCAGGTTTCGTCGGGGCAGCCGAGGATGATGCGTCCATGACGGCACCGAGGGACTGCGATGTCGTCACTCATCGAGGGCCTCCGTGATGCGTTGACACCCGTAGCAGTTGCACAGATCGTGATGCCGTGCGGTTCGCAACGCCGTCTCCAGCTCGTCGATGCGGAGCAGATGTTTGACCCGATGCTCCTCGGCGTCAGCCAGTGCCGTCTCCAGTTCGTCGATGCGGTCGGCAACCACGGCGGCGTGAGTGAGCCCAAGCTGATCGGTCCGGGGTTCGACCTTGGCATATACCAGCCGTTCCCAATCATCGAGCACGGACAGCCCTTCGGCCTTCCACCGTTCCAGTTCGTCGATGCGGTCTTGGAGCTTCTTGAACTCCATGTCGATCGGGTCACTCATAACGCCCCTTCTCTCATTGGATGCCGCTCATGCGATCGAAGTACTGGTCCATCGTCTCAGGTCTCTTGAACCCCGGATACGTCTCAGATGTGCGGACCCTTGCCCGTAGCTGTTCGTTCTCGGCTTCCAGTTCGTCGATGCGGTCGGCAGCCTTGTTCCGCTCCACGCATTCCCACATTGGGCATGGCAGGCCCCGCTTCCGTGCCGTGTGATGTGTGCAGCGGCGTAGGCGGTCTTCGATCAGTTCACTCATCGAGGGCCTCCAGAGTCTCCTTGTCGAGAATGAATCCCCCGACGATGTTGCGGGCCACCCAACGACGGAGAGCCTCAACGGTCGGGAGATCGGAACGGATGATCCGCACGAACTTCATAGAACGGTCGCAGCGGCTACAGATGACCCGCTGCTCGGGTTCCTCGGTGGCCCAGAAGCCGTTGTAGGGCCGGTCGGGGCCGTTGAGGCCGGGGCAGTCGCCGCAGGCGCTGATGGTCAGGAGCCGCTTGGTCATCACAGCCCTCCGTCGTCGGGGAGGAATCCGGCGTCCCAGGTCGACCCGTCCTGGCCCAGGCTGACCATGACGCCGCCGTCGACCGTGATGGCCTTGGTGACGAGGAGCGACGGGGCGTTCGACTCGGCGACCTGGGCGATCAGGTGGCCCCAGGCTTCGCGGGGGTCGAGGTCGCCGTCGATCTCCAGGACGACGGGTATGCGTAGCTCTCCGGTGTACTTCATCGGATCCTCTCGATCTCCAGGGCCCAGCCCTCCCACTGACGAGCACACGCCATACCGAACCGTTCGAGGCGGGCCTGCCAGCGCCAGCGGTGCGGCTCCCCGCGGTGGACGGCGATCCGCGCCGTTGTAGGGGAGGCGATGGCCTTCTCCCGTTTGGTGGCGATCACCATCCACTGGGGGGCCGGGGGTCTCGGGTCGATGTTCATTTTCGCTCCCTACTTCGTTTCCGTCAGTCATTGTAGTCTCGTCACATGGCACACACCATTGATTTCGAGCACGAATTGGTACACAAAGTGCTTGAAGAGATCCGCCGAGACAGCGGGTTCCTCGAATGGCTGGAGGAACACCACCCCGAGCTGTTCAGCGAGTTGCCGAAGATCGTCAACCGGGTCCAGTCATCGACCCGAATCGAGGGCTGGAGGGGTGTCCATGCCCGACCCGACCAGTTGCTGCCCGGAACGCCAGGGAGCTTCTCTGACAGGACCGATTGGCGTACCTGGCTCATCATGGGCGGCCGCGGTGGTGGGAAGTCACGGAGCGCGGCCGAAGCGCTCAGGGAGCTTCTGCTCCTCACTGACTGGCTCAACGGGCCCCCGAAGTGTGCTCTGGTGTCGACGACCCTGGACGCCGTCCGAATCGACATGGTGGAGGGCCAGATCGAGCCCCTGTTCGGCGACGAGATCGACAGGTACAACCGGTCGACGGTCGAGCTGTGGCTGCGGAACGGGGCCTACCTCAAGGGCTACTCGTCTGAGCGGCCGAGACGTCTCCGTGGCCCGAACTTCCACCTCGCCTGGGCTGACGAGCCCGCGAACTGGCTCGACGCCCACCTGGCGCCCTCGGAGGACTCGACGTGGTCCAACCTTGAGTTCGCCACCCGGATGGACGACGGTGGCCGCTGGTCGCCGAGGATAATCGCTACGACCACCCCGAAACCCGTGCGGCTGCTGAGGATCCGCAACAGGGAGGACGACCACTATCCGGGCCTGGTCGACGACCCTGACACGGTTATCTCGAACGTGCGGACGATGGAGAACATCGACAACCTTGCAGCAATCTTCAAGAAGCGTGTGATCGGTCGTTACGAGGGGACGAGGCTGGGCGCCCAGGAGCTTGAGGGTCGCCTGCTCGACAACGCCGAGCACGCCCTGTGGTCGCCGGAGCAGATTGGCAGTCTCCGCATTCCGATGCACCGCATGTTGCTGCCTGGCACCCGCGGTCTGACGGTGGTTGGGGTGGACCCGTCTGCTGGTGACGGTTCGGGCGATGAGTGCGGGATCGTGGTGTCCTCGAAACTGCTCGACGCCAACGGGTACTCGACCAACCAGGCTGCGGTGGTCGACGACCGGTCGATCCGTGGCCGTCCTGCGAAGTGGGCCGATGCGGTCATGCAGGCGTTCGCCGACTGGAACGCCGATTTCGTGGTGGTGGAGGTGAACCAGGGTCACGAGATGGCTCGGGAGACCCTGCTGCGGGCTTCGCCAAATATGCCGATCCGCACCGTGTACGCCAAGCGGGGCAAGGAGATCCGTGCCGAACCCATCGCTCTGCTGACCGATCAGGGGCGTGTGAGGTTCGCCGGGTCGTTCCTGCTGCTGGAGGATCAGCTCTGCACGTGGGAGCCAGACTCTGGCCAGGACAGCCCTGACCGGATGGACGCCTTCGTCTACTCGATGCTGTACCTTCTGCCAGCGAGGGAGGTCGTCAACAGTCTGGTGACCTCGCCGACGGCGGGCACCCTTACGGTGCGCTGACTGTCAGAGAGGATCTACCCGTGCTCGGTTCGTTCGTTCCCGTCATCGACGCCCAACTGAGGGACCTCGAAGCTCTCCAGATCGGCCACCCCAAGGGGTCTCGGGTGGTGTCATTGGACTTCGTGATCGACATGCTGTTGGACATGAGAGCCCTCGCTGAGAACGCCGTGCATTCGGACGCATCCCCTGTAACGACTTCCACCGACGGAATCTGATCCATCATGGATGCCGACGACCTCACCATCGACCAGTGGTCGGGCTTCTCCCACAAGCACTCCCTGAACAGTGGGGCCCGGATCGACTCGATTCTCCCCCACTGGTGCGGCAAAGAGCATCACCGTCGTCTGCGGGGCTACATCACCGCTTCGGGCTATCGGGAGACGGTGGCCCGGCTGTTCCTGAACCCGGAGCAGCCCGAGGTCGCGAAGATTTGGCGGGAACACGGTGACCCAGGGGCCTTCTCGGATCGGCTGTCGGACGCCACCCTCGGTGACGACATCACGATCCGGGTCCCTGGCGCCGATGAGCACATTTGGGAGTTCCCGGTCTACGACCCGCAGCCTGAGCCGCCGGTCGTCACCGAGGGTGGGCCGCCTGAGGCGAAGAGGATCAACCAGGCCACCTACGACGCTCAGATGCGGGTGTGGGCGATGACCGCGGAGGCGGCGATCGCCGAGTGGGAAGAGGCCCATGTCCTCCAGCAGGCGCAGAATGTGCGGCAGGTCTGGCTCCGCGGGTGGAACCAGACCGAGAGGTTCGAGGCCAAGCTCCGCGAGGCCGAGACTGAGCTGACGACGCCGTTGGGCGACGCGGTGTTCGTCTTCTCAGTGAAGCCCGGCGAGATGCCGACGTGCCGGATCTGGGAGCCCGACGCCTACTTCCCGGTGTTCCCGGACGCCGACCTCGTCGAGTTCCCTGACAAGGTTCACCTGGCGTATGAGTTCGAGACCGAAGTGGACGGGGAGACGAAGAAGTGGCTGCGCCGGATCACCTACGAGGTGGCCGACAAGGTCGACGAGACCAGCGGGGAGCCGATCGAGACGACCTACCCGTACAACGGCGACGACGGGCAGCCGCTGGTGTCCACCAAAGCTTGCTTCATGTGGGACGGGACTTGGCAGCTCGACGGCCACCAGTCGCCGTTCAACCTGCCCCAAGCCCTGTCCGGGCTCGACGACCTCTCCGACGAGGCAGCCGTCTGGGCCACCCAGATGGACGAGAACGGCGAGGAGGTCGAGATCAAGGGGCTCGATCTCGGTATGCATTTCATGCCGATCGTTCACACCCCAGCCGATCTGGCGACCCTCACCCACTTCGGCCGCTCGGTCTACGCCCGCCTCGCTCAGTTGTTCGACGAGATCGCCCACAACGACACAGACCTCGGTCGCGCAGCCGACCTGACTGGCAAGCCGGTCATTGGCATCTCCGGCGGCCGCCTCGACGATGAGGACGGCACGGTCACCTACCAGGCCGGTTCAGTGCTCGACATGGGCGAGAACGGCAAGATGGACAAGCTGGTGATGTCTGACTCCGTTGAGGCTCTGCTCGACCGGTCGAAGCAGCTACGCCAGCACCTGTCGACTGTGGGTGCGGTCCCGGAGGGGATCCTCGGCCACGTCCAGGCGAACCAGATAGCGACCGGCATTTCGATCAACCTGACCTTCACGCCGTTCCGGCAGACCATCACCCGCCGGAGGCTGGCCAGGCTCCCGAAGGTCGAGCTGATGCTGAAGTTCGTGCAGCGTCTCGCCATCGTCGCGGGCGAGGAGACGATCGACACCAAGGAAGTCCACCCGGCCACCGTCGTGTTCGGGTCCTACATCCCGACCGACCGCAACGGCCTGGTCGACATCATCACTGCGTTGGCCGACCGGGACCTGATGACCCCCAACCTGGCGTTCCAGCTCATCGAAGAGGCTGGCATCGAGGTGGGAGACATCGAGACCCTCGTTCACACCCTGCGCCGGGACCGGACGGACAAGGCTGCGGATCTCGTGGCCATCGCTGGCCGGGAGTACGCCCAGCGCTACCTCGGCATCACCCACTCCGACGTCGGTGAGGAACCGGACTTCGGAGACGCTGTCCAGGAGCCCGAGGTTGAGGTGCCCGATCGGGAGTCCCAGGAGCCCGATGGCCTGGTTGTGGAGGAGCAGCCGCCTGATCCCCGTTGAGGGTGGTCGACGTCCGGCACGACGTCGGTGTCATCAAGCGGTTCGAGGTCGACGACGGCACCGACTACATGGCCGTGGTGGAGGACCGGGACGGCATCTGGCGTCTGGAGCACCTGTGTTTCTGGGCGGGCGATGACGTCGCGCTGGTTAACACCCGACTGACGTGCATGGCCGGGGAGGGCGTTTCCGGCCAGACATTCATCGGTCTGGGGAAGCTGCCGAGTGTGAACCTCGACGGTTCGGTGTCGTGCGAGTCGTGCGGTTTGGTCGGCTTCATACGAGATTCTGAGTGGCTGTCCCCATTCTGAGCATCCCCAGCGGCATAGTGGCCGAGATGGACTGTCGTTGCCCAACGGGCCTGGCCGTTGAACCAACCAGGAGACCGGACCCACACGGTAGAGACGTGGGAGACCCTTCCCCGAGGGGTGGAGATTCGGGACGGAGACCATGAGTGAAAATCAGGCAAGGATGACCGACAGCGATTTCGAGCGACAGCTCGACCGGCTGGAGATCTCGGACAGTTACATCACTGATCCGTACACCAATCGGGTCTGGCCACGCGTATCCGGCGGGGCTGGCGATGGTGAGGTCGATGATTCTTCTGACTTTGACGATGGTGATGACGATGAGGGTGATGGCGACGCCATAGCCGCTGCGGAGGCGAAGGTCCGGCGCTCGGGAGAGCGTCAAGGACGGAAGAAGCTGCTTCGTGAACTGGGTTATGGCAATGCCGGGGAGCTGAAAGAGGCCCTTGCTCGATTCGCTGGGGACAGCGGCGAGAGTGAGGACAGTGGAGTTGTCGAAGAGTCGGGGGCGGGCATCGTTAATCCCCCCACCCCGACTCCAGTGGCAGCACCCGTGCCTGACAACAGCGTCGCCGAAGCGAAGTTGACGGCCACTGTGGCTGTCGAGCTTGCTGCTGCGGGCATTGATCCAGGGAAGGTTAAGAGGGCCAGTCAGGTGCTCTTGAGCGATCTGGACCCCGGTGACAATCCTTCCGAGGATGACGTCGCCGACCTCATCGACACACTCCGTGACGAGGAGCCTGGCTGGTTCGCCATTTCCTCGAAGGACGACCAAGACGACCAACCGGCGCGTGGTGTGCCGGATCCTGGCCGTGCGGGCGCCCGTAAGACGCCGGACCCTTCCCTTCGTGGCAATCAGATCTACCAAGAGCGCCAGAAGGGCAACAAGGGGTTCGAGCTACCCATTTCCACCTAATCAAGAGAGGATTTCTGCATGACCGATATTGCAACCACCACCAAGCAGTGGGGCACTCGGAAGGGCAACTGGATCGCTTCGCAGCACGGCACCGAGGCGAACGATTCGTACACCTTCGATACCTCCACGGCGCTCAAGTCCGAGCACTATCCCGACGGGTTCCTCGTTGACGGCACACCTTTGGGTGAAGTCACTGCGAGCCCCGGCGTTTACCGGGTGTGGGACGAAGGCGCAGCCACCGGCGAGGAAGTTCTCGCTGGGTTCGCCTACGACTGTCCGCAACTGGAGAATCCAGACGGCACCGTCAAGACCTACGTCGGCGGCGCCCTATTCGTCCACGGCTTCGTCATCGTCGCTGCGCTCACGAGCGGTTTCCTCGATAAGGGAACCGACGACACGCTGAGTGTCGTGGCCGCTTCGGACCTGCCCAAATTGATCGCCGCGCGAAACGCGAACGGCTGAGGAGGCCCTGAATCATGGAATACTGGACTCAACACCCCGACCTCCGTCCGAGCGTCCTCTCGCAGTACGTTCGCACGGTGCTGGAGGACCGCCCGATCGAGGAGCACATTCTCGATCGCTGGTTCCCTGCCAGCTTCAACCCGAACCTCGAATACGAGATCTCTCTCGGTTCGCTGCGTTCGTACACCGAGGCGATGGGCTTTCGGGCCTACGACGCCGAGCCGGGCCCTGCCCAGCGTTACGGCTACGAGACCCTGACCGGCAAGCTGCCGCCTCTGGGCTCGTGGCTGCCACTCACTGAGGGCGAGGTCCTCCAGCTTCAGCGCAACACTGTGCCGAACTGGGTCCGCGACGAGATCTACAACGACGTGGATGCCCTTGTTCGTGCCCTCCGCAACCGGATGGAGCTTGCTCGGGCCGAATGTGTCCTCTCGGGGACCGTGACGCTCACCGGCAATATCAGCACCTTGTCGGCCGACTGGGGCCGCGACGCTGCCCGCACCGTCACCGTGGGAACCACCTGGGCCGCTGGCGCAGGTGACCCGTTCGCTGATGAGCGGGCTGTGTTCCGGGCCATGCGGGACAACAACCGTGAACCGGCCGTTGTCCTGATGCCGTCTGAGGTCATCGACGAGTTGGAGACCCACACCGATTACCTGGCTGCGTACCAGGGAATCACTGGTGCGGCTTCGGCTCCGACCCTCATCACTCTGGAGCAGATCAACCTCACTCGGCGTCAGTATGACCTCCCTCCGGCGGTCCGCTACGACGCCAAGATTGCTCCCGCTGGCGGCGCTGCTGCCAAGGTGATCGGTGTCGACACGATCGTCTACCTGCCTTCCGGGCCGGTCGGCGAGACCCAGTACGGTCGCCCGGTTTCGGCTTCCGAGCCTGAGATCAACATCACTGCCGACGTCGGTGGTCCTGTGGTCTTCGTCTCGAAGAAGAAGGCGATCCCGGTGTCCTACGCCACGAATCTCGACGGTATTGCTCTGCCGATCCTCGGTGACGCAGACTCGACCGCCGCGATGCAGGTCATCCTCTGATCGGTAGGACCGTCCAATGAAGGCTCATGCCACCGTCGTCCTTGGGGGCAAGATCTGGCCCGCCGGGTCAGAGATCCCCGACGAACTCATCGAAGCGAAAGGGATGAACAATCCCGCCGTTATCGGCGACCAGTCGGAACCCCCGGAGGACGATGGTGGTGGAGAGCCACCTGCCGGTGCCGTCAACGATGACGGCGACTGGGAGGAGACGTTCGTGCAGTCAGAGACGAGCGTCACGAAGGTGATGGAGCGGGTCGATTCGGGCCTGCTGTCACCGACCGAAGCGATGTACGCCGAGAGGAATACTGAGAGGCCGAGGGTGACCCTCATTAGGGCTCTCAACGAATTGATGACCGACCACGAGTAGGAGTCCCGATGTCGCTCACCGCAGTTGAACAAGCAGCGATCGAGCGATGGTCGGGGACGATCGACGTCGATGACGCGACGAGCCTCGATTTACGGATGGACCGGTTGGGCGACCCGTATGTGGTCGCCCTGGAGATCCTGCTGGTTCGCCTCTCTGACGTCCTGAACGATCCTCTGCGTATGCGGATTGACGGTGACGTCACCTTCGAGAACGATCGGAACGTGGAGGCGCTGCGGCCGAAGATCGCCGCTCTGACGACCTACTGCAAGGGCATAGCCGGTCTGAACTACGAGGCCCGTCAGCTCGTCGAGCAGGGGATGGCTGCGTCGTCTGGTGAGCCTGTGGCCCGCTGGATCTCCTACGAGCTGTCGAACACCCGTCCGGGCGCCTGATGTTGGAGTCGATCCGTAGGGCTGCCGAGCGTCGGATGACCGACCGGGTTCGTGTGACCCGACCGGCTGGCGGTAGGGGGACGATGAATACGACGACTGGTGTCGTGACCCCCGGCACTGATGTGGTGATCTACGAGGGCCGGGGCATGTACGGCGACCGGCTGTCCGGCCACCCTCGTGATGAGGGGTTCGCTGACAAGCGCGAGCACCTCGGCGTGTTGAGGTTGCCGGTGGACGGTGGCTGCGATGTGAACATCGACGATGAGGTACTGTTCCTGGAGGGCCCGTTGACCGACGAGGTCTGGGAAGTGGTCGCTGAGCAGAGGCAGACCTACCAGGGGACTGCCCGCTTCGAGATCTACAAGAAGGAATCTGAGGTCATGCGATCGTGACTATGCGTGGGGCGCCCCATCTGACGGTCAAGGCCACCCTTGGCGAGACTGTTGTCGAGGTGAACGGCGAGGACGCCAGCGAGGGGTTGCGGGCTATGGCGATCACGGTGCAAGCCGGGGATACGCCGAGGGCGATGATGGAGTATTCGGTGATGCCCGATTTCGAGGGTGTCGCCCAGTGCCAGATCAACGTGGTGAATCCGCTGCGTGAGGTGTTGTCGGCGGTCCCGCTTCAGCGTCTCCGCCAGGAGGTCGACATGGCCGGTATGGGCGAGCACCCAGCCGACGTTGTGTTGGACGTGCTACTCCAGATGGTCGACGACCTGGAGCGTGAACGTGACACTGCTGGAGCTGAACCGTAAGGGTGTGACCTGATGGGGTTCTTCGTTCGTCTGATCGGGGTCCTGAGGGTCATCAACAACTTCGGGGCCCTCGGGAAGGCGCTCCCTGGTGCGGCCCAGTTGGCTGTTGGCAATGTGGGGCAGTGGGCGGTGCAGCAGATCAAGGCCCGAGCGCCGGTCGATACTGGCGCCTACCAGGGTTCGATCCTGATGACGACCGCGGGCAAGTGGGTCATCATCTACACGGACAAGCCCTACGGGCGCCGTCTGGAGTGGGGGTTCCAGGGGCAGGATCGGCTGGGTCGCCGGTACAGCGATCCGCCTCGCCCGCACTTCGGGCCGGTCGCTGACATGCTCCCTGGGAAACTGGGGCTGGAGGTCAGTCAGG